TGCAAATACAATAGCTCCAGATAATGCCGGTATTGCAGATATACAGGCAAGAGTACCAGCAACATTAGTAAATGGTAAAATGGATTCTGATGTGACAGCTATTGCAAATAGTTTAATAGCAGCCGCTAACTTAAGCGAATCAGCAAAAGGTATAAAGCCCGGCTTATGTACCGGAGTACCGACATTAACAAATATCCCCACCGATTTAACCGTACCTGGATCTTTAGTAGGTAGAAATATAATATTTATAACTGGATTAGCGGTAGGAGCAATAGACGGGGAAGCTACAGCAATAATAGCTCACACCGGAAATATTTTAACGGTAACTACATTATCACTCGCTCCAGCAGCCGGTGACGCTTTTGTAGTAGTCTAATGGCAAGTATAAGCCGATTAGGGCTATCAGGAATTCCAAGGACTTTATACGGAGACTTTGGATTAAAAGTACCACAATCTCCAGTAATAACACCGCTATGGAGACGCTATATAGTAGATTTAGACAGTAGGTGTGAATTAATAAAACAAGAAAGTAGGCGTTATATGATTGGATCTGAAAGTAGAAGGGTAATAATAACAAAAGATTTAACTAAAGCTATTTTTCACAAAGATCCATCCGAAGTTTTAGATTATGTATTAGATTTCAGCCAGTATTTAGACGCTAATGAATTAATAACTAATCACTTATTCACAGAAACTACAGGAAATATAGCATTGCCTTCATCTTCAATTATAGAAGCAGGCAAAGCAACACAAATTATATTATCAGGTGGTATTTTAAGTAATCAGTTTTTAATAAACTGCAATATTACAACAGATAAAAGAATATCAACAACTCCATCATTATTTCGAATAGTAGATAGATTTATAACAATACAGGTATTAGACATATGAGCGATAACATTTTTGTAAAAGATATGGCAGAAGTACTTGATTATGTCTATGACTTCTCTCAAGTGCTAGAACCTAACGAAATGATAACTTCTCAGACTCTCACAGAGTCTACTACAAACATAGTAATAGAAGCTGACTCTATTACAGAATTCAACAAATCATCCACAGTCGTACTGTCAAGCGGTATAACAGCAGACGTATACATAATAGCATGTGAAATAACAACAGATAAGCAATTATCAGCAGCCCCTCTATTATTCAGAAAATACAAAAGACGAATAAATATTAACGTTTTAGATAAATAATTTAAATATAGGTTGACATATGTAACCATGCTGCTATTATATCCTATAACGATAGGAGAAAATCATGAGCAAAGAAGAATTTCAAAGATTAGTAGTTTGGTTAATAACTAAAGGCGCATTACTAGTAACTACTATAGTATTTGTATTTGCATACATGGCAATATCAATAATGACAAACTAATTCGCGGCCGAAAGCTCCTTAGCTCGTTTCCGGTACGGGTGGTCGAAAACCGGAACTAATTTAATTAACTAATAGGGTAAATAAAATGTGCAATTGTAAACAATGTAACACAGTGATGACAAAATCAAAAACAGGTGGTAATTCTTTCATTCATAACGTAGGGACAATGCTCTTTGCGGTAATTGGGACAGTACTACTAGTATTCTCTCCAATAGTTGGGATTATACTGCTATTAATCGCCTTAATGTCAGGCGCAAGCAATAAAGTAAAAAATATAATGCTATGTAATTCATGCGGTTATCACTTTAATATTCTGAAATAACATGATTGACTTTATAATAGCATTAGGAGCCTTCTTAATAGGGCTTGTAGTATCAATAATAATCTTATCTATATTATATTTAATTGCTGGATGTTTGTTAGTTAAAGTATACGATTTTATTAAAGATCATGGATTAGGTAAAATATTAGCCGTAATATCAATAATAGGTATACCAGTATGTTACGTATATCAGTTAATACTAATACAACTAACACATATTTGATTACCACAATAAACCTGCTATAATATTACTATTAATCAGTGATTAAGGTGTATTGCTTGTGGCAAAAAGAACTACAAAGAAAAAAGATACTAAGAAGAAAACGGTACAAAAAAGAAACCCAGTAGGTAAGCCAAGGATATTCAAAACTCCTAAGCAACTACAAACTCGCATTGATGACTACATAGCAAAGTCACGTAGAGACGAAACACCACTAACAATAACCGGATTATGTCTACATATAGGATTATGTTCGCGCAGTTCTTTCGATGATTATCAAGAACTTACAGAATATGCCTACACCGTAAAGAGAGCTAAACTCTTTGTGGAAAACGGATATGAAACAAATCTACATAATCACAATTCAACCGGTTCAATATTCGCATTAAAATCTATGGGATGGAGAGATAGTCCAGAACAAGAAACAAGCAATGATGAATTAGCGCAAGCATTAGCAAAAGTATTAGATGCCGTCCCAAATTAACCCAAGGTTTAATAGAGAACTTGAACGCTGGTATCATCTAAAGGCCATTCCTGAACAAATAAGACTAATTACAGAAAGGAAGCGGTTCCCAGTAATACCAGCAGGTAGACGATCTGGCAAAACTGAACGTTTTAAAAGGTTCCTGGTTAAAGAAGCAAGTAAAAACCCAAATGAACTGTATTTCGCAGCAGCCCCAACACATACTCAGGTTAAGAAGATATTTTGGGACGATCTTAAATTATTAACATTATCATCTAATCACCAAAAACCACCAAGCGAGTCAGACCTTAAGATATTTATGCCCAACGGAACTGAAATCCACCTAATCGGGCTTGATAAGCCAGCTAGGTTCGAAGGCATACCATGGACAGGTGGTGGAATAGATGAAATAGCAGACTGTAAACCTAAAACATGGCAAGAACACGTATTACCTGCATTAAATACAGTAAATCCACTAAGACCAGATTATAGGGCATGGTGCTGGCTATTAGGAGTACCAGATGGCCTTAATCATTATTATGATATGGCTGAGTATGCCAAAAACAGCAAAGATCCTGAATGGGGTTATTATCACTGGAAATCATCAGAGATATTACCGCCTGATGTTATCAAATCATTAAAGAATCAGCTAGGTCCTAAACAGTTTAGACAAGAAATGGAAGCATCGTTTGAGACAGCTTCAGGTCGAATCTATGAAGATTATTCAAATAAAAATCATACAGATAGAGTAATAAAACCGCATGAACAGTTATTATGGATGCATGATCAAAACTATACCCCATTATCAAGCGCGATAGGTGTTAGAGATAAAGATAACATATACTTATGTGATGAGATTGTATTAACTTCAGCAGTATCTGAGCAATCGGCTCTTGAATTTGTTGATAAATACAAAAACCACAAAAACAGACATGTATTAATTTATGGTGATGCTCATGGTAAAGCCGGGGAAAAACATGGACATGCATCTGATTACACAGCAATTGAAGACGTACTTAGGAATAATGGATGGAAATTTACTCGACGAATAAAAAAGGCTAACCCAGGGATAAAGGACAGACAGAATTCAGTAAGAGCAAAGATATCAAGCGCAACAGGTAAAATTACGTTATTTGTAAACCCAAAAACAGCAGTTTGGTGCGATAAAGGATTAAAAACTGTACAGTTACAGGAAGGCTCTTCCTTCCAGGAAGATCAGAAGAATGAAACACAGCACATCACAACAGCGATCGGATATATGATCGATTATGAATTTCCTGTTAATAACCCAGCTTATAATTTAAAGGTTGGCTTTACAGTTTGAAAAACAACAATTTATTTATTATAATTAAGTAATATCTGCCGTGCAGAATAACCCAGGGTAGTACCCACAAAATTAAAGGTATTATATGTCAGTTTCAGATACTCATATAGACTATGACAACGCTACACCAAAGTGGACAATAACAACAGATTGCATCAAAGGCTCTAATTCTGTTAAAGCACAAAAAACACTTTACTTACCAAAACCTAACTCAACCGATAAAAGTAAGGAAAATGATGAACGATATCATGCTTACTTAACACGCGCTAATTATGTTAATTATACTGGCCAAACTAAAGGTGTCGCTATTGGAATGGCTTTTAGAGTTGATCCTGTATATGAGATCCCAGCAAAAATAGATTACATTATTAAAAACTCTGATGGTAAGGGATTAAATCTTAACCAGGCCATAAAAGAGATATTAGGCTCACAATTAGGTACGGGTAGACACGGATTATTAGTTGACCACCCATCAAATGATAACGTTCCTAGTAAAGGAAATACAAGTATCCTCCATTATGGGGCACTTGATATATTAAATTGGCGCATAGGTTTAATCGATAATGAGCTTAAATTAATATTAGTAGTCCTTAAAGAACGTAAGGAAATCGTCGATAGTGATGGATTTGGTTCAACATTCGAAGACCAATATCGAGTACTAAGGCTAAACGAAGGAATTTATACTCAAGAAATCTATAATGATAATGATGATTTCGTTATAGCAAACACTCCTGTAAAATGGAACGGCGAGTACTGGGATACAATTCCATTTCAATTTATAGGCGCTGAAAACAATAGTGAAAGTGTGGATATTATCCCGTTATACTCAATAGCTGAAATAAATATTTCACATTACCGCAATAGCGCAGATTACGAAGAAAGTTCATTTATGGTTGGGCAGCCTACACCATATGCAACTGGTTTAAATGAAAACTGGGTAACCGAAACACTAAAAGGACAAGTTAACTTAGGATCGCGTGGATTTATCCCATTACCAGAAAATGCAACGATGGGATTATTGCAAGCCAATGAAAATCAAATGCCCATGAAAGGTATGGAAATGAAAGAGGCTCAGATGACTAAGGTTGGTGCTAGGCTTATCCTAGATAACTCAGGTAAGGAAACTGCTGAAGCTGCACGTATTAGACTATCAGGGCAAAACGGTAATTTAACCACAATGATCGGAAACTGTGAAGAAGGACTTGAGCAGTCTTTGTTATGGGTATCTGAATTCATGATGGAATCACCAATAGAATCAACGGTTACAATAAACCGTCAATTTTCTGATTATACATTAACTGACAATCAAGTTATGTCTATGATCCAATTATCCGATATCGGCGCAATGGATGCAGAAGATATATCTAAAAACCTTAAACGTGCCGGGTGGGTTGATTCTGAAAAGGAAGTAGCAGAAATAAAACAAAGTAATGATGATGCTGGCTCCGGGTTAATTAACTTAGACGATATCTAATGAGCGCATCAGAATACGCAGCAGATGAATTAACTAAACGGCAAATACGAGTATTAAGAAATGTTAATACTGAGATTAAAAAGTTACTGCCATTACTTAATACAATGTCTCGTGATATCGCTAAACGACTAACTAAAGGAAATATTACAGAATTTAGTAAAACTAGGCTAAAAACATTAAAACGTGAAATCGATATAATTATAAGCCGGTATGTTAGCGCGCTAAGTAAACACTTAAGAACTGATTCTGTTAGCTTATCAAGTGCTGAGGCACGTTACGCAGCATCGTTACTTAGTATTATGTCAGACAGTAAGATATTCCAGGCTACATTAAAATCATTACGGACAGCTCTTACTAAAAACAAAATGACATTGATTTCTGGTAAGAAAAAACAACAACTCACAATTGACGAAGCTATACTGGTATTTAGTAGGTCTATATCAAAATCTGTACAGAACAGCGTTACTGCCGGGATAGTTGAAGGTAAAACCACTACTGAGATTGCGAGAGAAGCAACTAGGGTGATTAAAACACGTACAAAAGCGCAAGCTGAGGCAATGATACGTACAGTAGCTAGCCATGCTGCTACGATGGGTAGACAAGAAACATATTTTGCCAATAAGGAGATTCTTAATGGTGAAATATTCATGGCAACCCTTGACGGTCATACAACTTTTCAATGTGCAGCAAATGACCAGAAAAGATTCCCTGTTGGTAAGGGACCAATGCCGCCATTACTGTATAACTGTCGAAGTATTCGAATTCCTGATGTCCATGAAGATTTCATAATAGGTGGTAAGTTCGACGGCGCTCGTCCATCAGTAAGTTCTAACGGCGTTGTAATTGAAGGTGGCCAAACTACATTTAATTCATTTTTACGTAGACAGCCAATATCATTCCAGGATGAATATTTTAGCCAATTCAAGGATGGTAGTAAGAAAGCTAAATTATTCAGAAATGGGAAGCTTCATATTGAGAATTTCGTAAACAGTAATAATATTGAATACTCGATAGGACAATTAGAACGTAACTTTCCTGATAATTGGGACAGGGCTAATTTATAACCACTATCTTTGTAAACATATGAAAAATGTGCTATATATAGTAATAAGTTTGTAACTAAATGGTCTGTGGCCGGAGAAATAAAACATGATTATTGGTAAATCGTATTTATCACGTAAGTATCGAGAAGGAAGCGGTGGAGATGGTGGAGATGGTGGGAAACCTACTGTAGACACACCAACATTAGAAGAACTTCAAGCTAAAATAGCTGGACTTGAAAATGAAAAGGTAAAGATAACGCGTAATCGAGATGATTTGTTATCTGAAAAGAAAGCAGCGCAAGAGAAAACTCGTGAAGCCGAAGAACAATTAAGACTTGAAGCTGACGAGAAAGCTAAAGCTAAGAATGACTATAAGCAGTTATTCGAATCAAGCGAATTAAAGCGTAAGGAATTGCAAGAAAAAATTACTACCCAGGAGAAGGTTACATCAAGCTCAAACCGTAAGGCAGCGGCAACCGAAATGGCAAATGAATTAGCCGAAGGTAAAGATGTTGCATTACTAGCAAGATTCTTCATGGATAGAATAGATTTTAAAGAAGGTGAAATAAAAATACTTGATAAAAAAGGCTCTTTAACCGTTTCAAGTATTGAAGACCTTAAGAACGAATTTAAGAATGATGATACATACACATCATTAATGAAAAAAAGTAAGGCTTCCGGTGGTAGTGCCAACGGTGGTTCAGGTAGCGGTGCTACAGGTCAAGACAACCCGTGGAAAAAAGACACGCTGAACCTAACAAAACAGGCGCAGTTAATTAAAGATAACCCCGAACTAGCTACTCAGATGAAGAAAGCGGCGGGGAAATAAACCGGAGTAATAAATCATGCCAGCAACAAAAATTGCAGATGTAGTAGTACCAGATGTATTTAACCCTTATGTTATTGAGAGAACATCAGAGCTTGCTTTGTTTTATCTCGGTGGGATTGTATCAACTAGTTCCGAACTAGACCGATTAGCTACAGCAGGCGGTAAATTAATCAATATGCCATTTTGGCAAGACCTTACCGGAGCTGATGAAGTTTTATCTGACGCTACACCATTAACAGTAAACCCAATTACAAGTGATACTGATATTGCGGCATTACATACTCGAGGTAAAGCCTGGGGTGTAAATGATCTAGCCAAAGCTCTATCTGGTGATGATCCTATGATGGCAATTGCTGACTTAGTATCTAATTTTTGGGTTCGTCGATATGTTCAATTATTAACTGCCTCTCTTGATGGTGTTATTAGCGATAATATTGTAAGTAATGCCGGTGATATGGTTATTGATGTAGCCATAGAAGATGGTACAGCAGCAGCACCGACTAACTTATTTTCAGGTGATGTGTTTATTGATGGTCAAGCTACTTTCGGTGACGCTATTGGCGGCTTGTCAGGAATCGCATTCCATCCTGTTGTTTATCATAACCTTAAGAAACTTGATAATATTAGCTTTATCCGTGAAAGTGAAGGAAGCTTAGAAATTGAGTTTTATCGAGGATTACGTGTAATAGTTGACCGCAACATGCCTGTAGTAGCCGGTGGAATATCTGGATTCAAATATACTTCTTATTTGTTTGGTGCTGGTGCGGTTGGTTTAGGCCAAGGCTCTGCTCCTGTCCCATCTGAAACAGATCGAGATTCGCTAGCAGGTGAAGATATTTTAGTTTCACGTAATCACTTTATACTACATCCACGTGGTGTTAAGTTTAATTCAGCATCAGTAGCCGGGACTACTCCGACAAACACTGAGGTTAAATTAGCAGCTAACTGGACGCGAGTTTATGAACGTGAAAATGTTCGTGTAGCAGCGATCATCACCAACGGTTAATTCATAGAGGGCTTAACCGCCCTCTTTTCAAATTGGAGTATATCAAATGGGTTTAGCATCATTTCAACGTGCAAGACGACTTAAAAAAGAACAGGAAAGTAATAAGAGGCCGTCTGAAGAAGTAGTTTCTGAGGAAGTTATTGAAAAACCAAAGAAGAAAAAGAAGTTTAAATAATGACTCATAAAGTTGAAGATGGTACAGGTTTTCCAGATAGCGATACTTATGCATCTGAAGCCGAATTAACATCTTACGCAACCGCTAGAGGCTTATCATTAAATAAATTAGCCACACAGACTTTATTAGTGGCAATGGATTATCTTGAGCAACAAAACTTCATCGGTACAAAGAACACCAAGGATCAAGCACTACAGTGGCCACGTACAGGCGCTGTAATAGATGGATTCGCAATTGATAGTAATGAGATACCATTATTACTTAAAGAGGCTCAGATGGAGTTTGCTTTAGCTGATGATATAGGTAATAGCGCACTTAATAATATTGAACGTGCCACAAAAGTCGAAATTGTTGATGTTATCGAAGTTGAATATATGGATAACGCTAGATCTGAAGTATACTTAAAAGCAGCTAATAACAAATTAACTAAGTTATTAAAAAATAGTGGAGCATTACAGGTCGTTAGGGTATGAGCTTCTATTCAAACTTAGCAGCCGTTTCAACTAGGTTATTAAAGTCTAAGGGTAAGACTGTGACGTTTACTCGAACAACCGGATTATTTGATCCAATATTAGGACAAAAATCAGCAATACAAACAACAACAATAACAGGATATGGTGCTTCATTTAATTATAATACCTCAGAAATTGATGAGACATTAATAAAAAGTGGTGATATTAGATTCTTATTTGAACCAGTATTAACACCCCCGGAAGTTGGAGATACTATTCCAATAGATGGGAACACTTATACAGTAAAAGGCGTTAAGAAAACTAAACCAGCAGACATAATATTATTATATGAGTGCAATTTAAGACGATGAGCTTTAATAATGACATTAAGAAATTTAATCATAGCTTTGAAGAAGGCTATAAAGCTGTTGTTACTGGTACATTTCTAGATTTAGCAGGTAAAATAATAAAACGATCACCTGTTGGTAATATAAGCTTATGGAAAGTAAAGAGAAAGCCAAAAGGATATGCCGGTGGACGATTTAGAGCGAATTGGACTGCGACATTAAACAGACCATCAACAAGTAAGACAAGCAGCAAAGACAAAAGCGGTCGAAAAGCAATTAAAAGCGCTAAAACAACAACGCTAAAATATAAACTAGGAGACTCACTTTTTCTTGTTAACAATCTGCCTTATTCCATAGCTCTTGAAGATGGATGGAGTAAACAAGCACCGATAGGTATGGTTAAAGTTACAGTCGCATTATTTCATGGGATTGTATCGAAAGAAGTAAGAAAAGTTAAATGAGCAAATGGTTAGATACATCAGCGGCACTAGATGGACACTTATCGGCAATGATTGGTATACCTGCTTTAATCGAGTTTGAAAACCAGGGCAACCAAAACCCAATAGTAGGTCAGCTTTATTTAAGGGCTACGAATTTACAAGGCAGTACAGTTATTGATACAACCGGGGATACCACAATAGGCACTGAATTAACAATAGGAGTATATCAAATAGATATTTACTCTGAATCAGGAAAAGGTAAAAACGAATCAATGGTTATGGCTGACTTACTGGCTGACCGATTTAAAATTGACACTACTATCGATTATAATTCAGCAGAAGTTAGAGTTGTAGAGGCAAATAGAGGTACAAGCTTTAATAATCCTGATGGCTGGTATCAAAGTATAGTAGAGATTGTTTATGAATCACGCAACTTGAGGCGATAATATGATATTTGAAAAGTATATAAAAAATGGTGTTGTAGTAACGCCACATCCAAACAAAGTTGAACTATTTGTTAAGAATGGCTTTGTTAAACAATCTGAAGTAAAGAAACCGAAAAAAGAGGTATTTAAAAATGGCGACTAGTACAGGTAATGCAGGTTTAGTAAAGGTTGCCGATACAACGGCAGTTATTAAAATGCTCACTTATTCATTATCAGAGGCAACAGAGATTGTCGATGATAGCGCGGTACTCGATCCGAGTGATACTCACTTAATTGGAACCAACAACTGGTCAGGATCATTAAACTGTTATTGGGATCCAACTGATACAGCAGGGCAGGAAATTTTAAAAAATGGCACATCTATAGTATTGGGATTTTATCCAGATGGTGATGCTGTAGGTAAAATCAAAAAAGTAGGTACAGCTACAATTTCAGGAGTTGAGACTACATCTGGTCGTAACGCAACTAATACTATTAACTTTTCATTCACTGGTAATGGTGTATTGGTAGAAAGCTCAATTTAACAAGAGGATCTTAATATGGCAACAAGTACAGGTAATAATGGAATCGTTTTAGTAGCTGATAGTGACATAGTTATTAAGATGCTAACTTACTCATTATCGGAAGCGACTGAAATAGTTGATGATAGTGCAGTTTTAGACCCGAGTGACACTCATTTAGTTGGGACTGATAATTGGAGTGGTTCATTAAACTGTTATTGGGATCCAGCAGATGCCTTAGGACAAGAAGTATTAAAAAACGGCACATCTGTTTTACTTGGTTTTTATCCAGATGGTAATGTTTCCGGAAAAAAGAAAAAAGTAGGTAATGTAACTATTAGCGGCTTAGAAACTACATCAGGACGTAATGCGACAAACACCGTTAACTTTTCATTTACAGGGACCGGTTCATTAGTGGAGACGACAATACCATAATGGATATTAAATCATTATATACTCTAGAGAGCCATGAAAAAGGCGCTGAGATGTGCGTTAAAGACCAGTTTGGTAAAGAAACCGACATGTACATAACAATAGCCGGTATCGACTCTAAGGCCTGGAGAAATGCTTACAATGACGCACAAAGAAAATGCATTGAAACTGCCGATGCTGACTCAACGACAATTATGGCTTTTGCTTTTGCCGCAGCATCAATTGATTGGCGAGGATTTAACGATAAAGGCAAAAAACTGAAGTTCACACAAGAGAAAGCTGAAGAACTTTACTTATGCGCACCTTACATAGCAACCCAGGTCGATAACTTTATATCGACAAGAATAAATTTTATGAAGATCTAGCAAAGGAGTTGCTAGAGTATGCTAAATGGATAGTTTACGCTTATGGGTTTTATGATAAATCGTCATTAACCAGAATAGAAACATGGGATAGAATGGCAGAAGACGGTATCATACATGAAGATGCAGAGGAAAAACCAGAAATACCAAAGAAATTGATTTATCTTTGGAATATTTACCAAAACATTAGAATTGGCTGTAAACGAGTTACATATGAAGTAATTAATTCTTATCAAAACATAACAGGCATTACGTTAACATTATGGGAAATAGATATTATGATAAGAATGGAATTACTAAGACCTCTGGAGACTTAAGTGGCAGTTGATCAAATAGCGCGGTTAGGTCTTGAAGTTACAAGCGATAGTATCGTTAAGGCTACTAAGCGCCTTGATAGACTTGAAGAACAATCAAAAAATAACGTAAAGCAAAATAAAAACCTTAGAAAATCATTCGATGATTCGAAAGTAGCTATTCTCGCGTCAGTTGTAGCAGTAGGCGCTTTAACAGCTAAAATAATAAAGCAAGTTAATAAATATCAAGATCTTACAAACAAATTAAAACTTGTTACTAAAGGATCTAAAGATCTTGAAGCGACACAGAAAATACTATTCAAGATATCTCAAACAACAAGAGCTTCACTTGAAAGCACCGTTGAGTTATATTCACGATTTGCGCGGTCAACAGAAAAACTAGGATTATCTCAAGCAGAATTAGCTCGTATAACCGAAACCGTTAATAAAACATTAGTTATTTCCGGGTCATCAACTCAGGCAGCAGATGCAGCTATAGTCCAATTAGGACAAGGTTTAGCTAGTGGTACATTGCGCGGTCAGGAATTAAATTCAGTACTTGAACAAGCTCCTAGACTTGCTAAGGCATTAGCTGATGGTATGGGTATTGCTCGTGGCGAATTACGCGCAATGGGTGCAGCTGGCAAGATAACAGCTGAACAAGTTGTTAACGCGCTTAAGAGTCAATCACGTGCCGTTGATGAAGAATTTGGTAAAATGGATAAAACCATATCCCAGGCAATGGTTCAAATCGATAACCAATTCTTACAAACATTCGGCTCAATAAAGGGTGGTGGTTTAGTTCAATCTCTTGATGAGTTTAGAGAGGTTGTATCAGACCCATCGGTAGTAAGTGGATTGCAAAGTATAGCAACTGCATTAATATTTATAACTACATCATTAGTTAGTGCTGTAGGTGGGTTTGCTAAATTCGGGAACGCTATAGGTGTGTTCATAGCTGGTGGTGAATTAGGTACAGAATTAGAACGAATAAACGAAAAGATAGCGTTAACTCAAAGTAAAATAAGTAATGCTGAAAATGTTGCTAATATGGTTGGTAAAACATCCGCAAAAAGAACAAGTAACGCAGTAGCTTTATTAAAAGAACTAAACGCAGAACAAGAGCTTAACTTATCAATTAAACGAATGATCCTACAGGAATCAACTGTAGGTGGTGATGGTGGCCAGGAAGACGCTGATAAGAAATTAGCTGATAAAGTAGCAGCTAAGGAAAACGAACAGAGCATTTTAAGTGAAATGCAACGAAGTAATGCTCAAAAAGAAATTGATGCATTATCAGAATCATTACGAAGTAAGGAAGAAAAGCAACTTGAATCAATAGAAAACCAGATGTTCATGGTTGAAGAACACTTTTCTAACTTATTTATCAAAGAAGAAGAACGAACAGCATTATTAGCACAACTTGAAGCTGAGCGCGTTAAAGTTAAGATGGTATCTGACATAAATGATATAAAATCAGAAACTAAAAAGAAAAAATCATTAGAGAAGATTGAGCAAGGTCATCAGAAAAACTTATCTAAAATAGAAAGCGATGCATCTAAAGCGCGACTTAAGTTTGAAAAGATGACTACTGCTATGAAAGTTAAAACTGTAATCGGTTCAGCAGTACAAATAACACAAGGTGTAGCGCAACAAAATAAAGCATTATTCCAGATAAATAAATATGCGGCAATTGCTGATGTTGCAGTTAACTTACCATCGGCTGTAATTAAGTCGTTTAATAATGCCGGAGGTTATCCTTATGGTTTAATTCCAGCGGGGTTAATGTTAGCTACTGGCGTACAACAATTAATGTCTATAAAATCTACAACTTTCGGTAGTGGTGGTGCAGCTCCATCATTATCTGGGGGTGGTGGTGGTGGAGCAGGTGCGCCGATTAATGTAGTACCAGCTATACCAGCTCAAGATCAGCCGATACCAACAAATAATATACCAAGTGAAATAGATAAAGAGCCTACAACAATATTCAATATCGAAATAAGCGGTAATCCTACAGGCGATCAAGTCAGAGAGTTAATGGAAATGATCGAGGAAGAAACTGATGATAATACACAATTCAATCTGACTCAAAGTCAAGGTGGATAAAATGACTATTGTATGGTATACTTTTGTAACCGTTAGGATTAATAATGACAGCATATATCGGATTAAAAAATGAAATAATAGGCGGTACGGTTTCAATCACAAGCGAAGCTCCTGGGTTTGAACGAGAGCTTGCTATTGATTGGAATACCTATACCCAATGGAAAACAAATTCTTCAGGTATATCATATTACACGGTTGATTTTGGGGTAGATACTGCTATTAATGGATGGGGCTTTGGTTTTACTAATGCCGTTGAAGGTCAGTTAATTATAGATGTTGAGTGGTCATCAGATAATTTTATCATTGATATAAACGGATATGATCAGGTGATACCAACTACTAACGATATAAGCACTAGATTGACGGCAACTATAACAGCAAGATATTTTAGATTTAGAATTAGTACTCTGCTTATCCCCGTGTATTTCGGCCATTTATGGTTCGGAACTTTAATACCATTACCTAATAGTATGAAAAATGGATTTATTAGTCCGAAATTAGGAAGAAATAACACAATAACAAATACCAAAAGTCAGACAGGTCAGCATTTAGGATCAAGCGTTGTGTCAAACGGTCATTCGTTTAAAATAGATCAAAATGCTGTTAGTCCGGCATGGATTGACCAATACTGGGAAGATATAGCGGATCATCTTGAATCACCTAATAGGATTTTATTTCTATGGGATCAAGAAAACAAGCCATTAGAATCAATATTTGCATGGTCTGACGGTAAGATTAAAAACCCGAGTTATAATTATAGGGTATATCAAAGATTCTCAATCCCATGTAGCGGTCTAATTAAATGACAATAGAGATTGAACGTAAAAAATTAGGACGTAAAAAGTTTACTGAAATACAGGTGGATGCTAAATCATGTCTTAAACAATATGGGAAGACTTATACTAACTCACTATTATTTTCAAGTATATTTGATAATACTGCATGGGTAACATACGGAACTGTATTAATAGAACCTAATACAGATGTAGATAAATTCGGGAAGCTTAATGCTTATACATTACATGATACTGATGCTGGGATAATGTCTCAAATATATCAGTTACGTAATAGTATAAATACATCATTAAACTACACTGGATCAGTTTTAATAAAAAAAGATAATATAGGTAAAGAAGATCGTCATGTAGAATTGCGAATATATTTTACAGATGATACATCTACCGAAGATAATAAATTATCGATAGATACAAAAACTGGAGAGGTGTTATTTAAAGCACAATCAACAGCATGGTCATATAAAATTATAGACCTGGGAACGTATTGGCGAGCTGTTGTTTCAGCAAGACCTATCAATACATCATTAGTTAGAGTTGGACTTGTTTTACATCCATCAAAAGGTCGTAATTTTGTAGACGATCCAACAGTGCTTGGATCCGCAGTTTTTAGCAACGCTCAAATAACTGAAGGTTTTGAGGAAGGCCATATAATAAACACAACAACAAATATAGTAACAACTTTCTGCACTGCAACACAATCAGGTGGTGGTGAATGCCGTAACACATTAAAATCTTGCCAAGATAGACCTAACTATCAAGAGATATTAAAAACATACTCATGGTGTACTCAAATAGCAGATGTACCGAAAGGTAGGCATCATTTACCGTGTTTATTTAAAGAGCCTAAGTTTACACCTACGCAAATATTACCACAGTTAGGTGCGTCGGTACGTGGTGGTGTCACTTTCAAAGTTATTGATTTTAAATATCATGATATCGGCGTAGATCCGTATTATCGAAACAGGCAGTTTAAACAGATAGATCAAGGTACATATTTCAATAGATGGTTAGCAAATAATCCATATTATGTGAATGATACTGTCAGGGTTAAATCTGGATATATAGTTAATGGTGAATTTTCAGATTATATAGAAAAAGAATTTATTATTGATACAATAAAGACAATCGCAAAAGGCAAAAGCGACACAATTTTAACATTTAAGTGTACTGATATAATAAAACTTGCTGATAAAAAACGCACATTAATACCAAGTCCTAGTAACGCTAGTCTTGATTCAAATTTATCAAGCGGGGCACAAGGAAACTTCACATTAGCCGCTAACGCAGATTTAACACTATTTCCTGTAACTGGAACTAATGTAAGGATTGGTGATGAGGTAATATCTTACGCGTCAAGATCTGGCCTTGTATGCTCAACATTAACAAGGGGAGTACCACCAACAATAGCAGAATCTCATGATATTGGTGATAATGTACAACCTGGTTATAGATTTTTAGGTAACCCTGTTGCAATAATACACGAAATACTAACTAAATTTACCGGCATAGATAGTGATATTTATATTCCTTATGATGCTGGTCGAACCGTCCCATCAGGAACACCTGATAAGTGGGACGATGAGATAACTAATTGGCTTCCAGGAATTAGTCTTAATAGATGGATTTTCGCACCAAGTCCAGCAATTCAATATATTAATGAGTTATGCCAGTCTTTCCAGATTGATTTATGGATGGATCCAATATCTAAGAAAATAGAGCTTAAAACAAATACACCACCATTAGCTAATGCTCCTGTTTTAGAATTAAATGAAGATATTAATCTTATTAAAGGTAAAACAGTTATTAAGGAGTTAAATAAAAAACGAATATCAACAGTAATTATAAGATACGATCAAAAGGATTTTAGGGCTGGTGATGATGTTGGTAATTTTGCTAAACAGCATTACGAAAATGCAGAATTTAATGATTACGGAGAATTGTTATTATTTGAAATGAGATCACGATTTATGAATGCTTCTCACTCTACTAGTGTTGCTCAGACCGCGCAACGGTATGTAGCAAGATTTAGCACTACTCCGCGTGAGATAACTTTCCAACTTGACGCAAAAGACGCTACACTTAAAACAGGTGATTTAACAGATATAACATCAACATTACTAACTAATGGGGATGGTATTAAAATACCAACAAGATTTCAAATAATTAAAGAAAACGAAATAGATCAAGGTACTATTTTTGAATATACCGGGCTTGAATCATCATTTCAGTCAAAGAGAAACTCATTTTTTGCTGATAACACTAGCCCACAATATGACGCAGCTACAGATGCACAGAAATTAGATAGGGCTTACTTTAGTCCAGATACAGGATTTTTCCCAGATGGTGGAGAGTCATATACATTTATATAGGTAAACTATGGAAGAAGTAACAGAATTTTCTAAACTGCCAATTGACGAATATGCTAAGATACCAGATCTTGTTATTGTGCCATGTCCAAAAAAAGGAACAGTTAATAAAAGGCAACCGTATCGAGTAGCTAAGAATTGCTGTCCTAGCTGTGGATGTTTTCGCGGGATTGGCCGGGTTATGTGGGCTTCGACAGCACCTGAAGAAGATGAGATACAACGACAAATTAAAACTGGTGAATTAGCGTGGTCAGATGTTTACGTAATAAGATGTGCCACAATTTACGAAATTCCATGCCAGACTATTGATGTGAGGAAATATTAATGGCTGTTTATAATGCGATAATAAGTAGCGAATACGCTGTAGGTGCTCCCGTAACAAGTTCATGGGGTGGTAAAGTATCAAATAACGTAAACGCTATACAAGAGGGTGACGCGAGTGCAGCAGCAGTTAGAATACAGCAAGCTGCACTATCAAGCGCAGTACAGGGACAGCTTGTAACAAATGGTAACGCACACAACCATTCAGGAGGTGATGGTGCTCAATTACCTACTGACGCATATCAAAATTTATCAGTTACAGGTGCAAAAGTAGCAGAAAACACTATCCCATTATCAAAATTAATCTATACCCCGGTCTATACATTAATACAAACTCAAATAATTACTACTCAGGTAGCTTTTGTTGATTTCGTAACTGGTATAAATTCAACTTATAGGACATACCAATTTATAATACATTCATTAACTCCTCAGGTTGGCGGTACAAGTTTACTTATTAGAGTATCTACCAATGGCGGCGCAAGCTTTATAACATCAGGATATAATTACGCAGGCTCTGACGCAGGAACTAATACTTCAGGCATTTATCTGGGTATAGACGTATCATCAGCGCAAGCATCACCTTTATCCAGTGAAATTATAATGAGTAATGCTACACCATTAAAAAGAACAATGTTTAAAGCTTCGGTATCATATACAGACGGATCTGACGCTTTACAGGATGATAGTTACACGGGAAATTATGGATCTTCAGTTGCTGTAAACGCAGTACGGTTTATAGCATCATCAAATAACATAAATAATTGTATTATATCACTATATGGTGTCGGTGATTAATGTAACTTAACATAAAATAGGCTATAATATGAGCAAAGAAACAAGAAGAAAAGGCGATTTGCCACAGACCAGGAAATCTATGGTTAAAGATAAAGTTAAACAGG